CGCTTAATAGCCTTTTTGACACCTTTGGGCATTTGCCTCGTTGATGTCGAATTCGTTTTGTGGGGGAGGCCCGAAACGATACGGGGACTGTTCATCACAGGAGAGGACGGCGCCGTGCAGTCTCTAGACGATTTGGTTCGTACGGTTAGATTAAGGAGATGGATCCACCGTTTTGGGCCGCATCCAGAAGAGGAAGGATGCTCCTGTGACCCCCTGGTCAATATTGATACGCCCCCGGTCGGGTCGCATTGACTGTCCGTAAGGACATTCGAAAGCGATCTCGACCGTGTCGACGACGGTTGATGTAATTGTCATCGAGCACGAGGGGTGGATCAATAAACTCCGGATCGGCGGGGAGGGAGAGGGAAAAGTTCGGAATAAAACCGGACAATTCCCAATCCTCTACGCGATCGGAGGTCGGCGTCAGAGTCTGGGAGGGAATCTCGGGGATGGTTTCGAGTTGAAAGGGTAACTCCTCAAAGATGTCGACAGTCGTCGGGACATCGATGAAGGGAATCTCCGGAGAGTACACGACCCAGTCCTGGGGGACCGGACCATGAAACCCTTCTCTCTCTCGGTCGACAACACGGGTGAGGACAAAGGGAAACGTCGACATCGCATCCAGAGGATGGAGGGGGACGGTATCTTTACCCCACCTTTTGGTGAGCGACCGGATCTGACGGCCGGAAAGACGACATTTGATTGGAGGATCGTCTTCACGGTCCACGGACGGCGCGTAAGGGATCGAAAGGGGGCGACGAGAGACCTGGGAAAGGTCCTCGTAGATCTCCCGATTGGATGTTAACGGTGTCGTGGTAGGGTAGAGCTCGACATCCACTCTTCTTCTCTTCGTGGCGAGAAGGGGCGCCCCAGTTGAAGGGGACACCACAGAGACGAGTGGGGCCAAGTCGATCTCATCCTCCCGGCCGTCAAGGGCCACCGAGGCAGAGAGAAATAAAGACTCTGCCAGTCGACGTTGCTCAGGTGAATAGCGCGGTTCGACTCCGGGAGGGATAACAAATCCGAGACCACCTTTGAGAGGATGGGCGAAGATGTTGAGAGTGGTTGATCCAAATTGAGTCTGTCGTTGGATGGAGGACAGATGATAGTGGAGGAACCACTTATGGGCTTGTTCCGGATTGAGAGCGGTGATGACAGACTGAGCGTGCCAGCCAGAAAGAGGCAGGGTACGCAGAGCGTCACGTCCGGTCAACTTGGATTGACCCGTAAGCAGGCCGACGTTGAGGAAACCATAAATGGTGAAGGTTCCCGTCAAACTGTCGGGCCGATAGGTGGGGAAACCAGGAGAGCTCCCTTCCAAGTCGGCCATATCGGCCCACGACATCCCACCCCAGAACTCGACATTGTTCTGGGGAGCCGGGGTGAACTCGATTGGGACGGAGTTCACGGTGAAGAACCTGGGATGGATAAAGTTCTTCCCGACAGAGGGCTTGAAACCAACACGTTTGATCTCGTCGAGCCAAAAACGATACAGCTCGGCGTCAGAACGAAACAGGATATCGTCCCCGTTAATGAGTACGGGAAGACGAAACAGCGTTCGACGATCACGGATGATTTCCTGAGATCGGCTCCGATTACCCCGACCAAGAGCTGCTACATAGGCGAAGAGATTCGCCAAGCAGAGGAAGGGGAAGGAGAGGACCGAGCCCATGAGCTGTCCGTTCTTTTGGATGATCGGCTTCACATCTGACCCGGATGGGTAGAGGATGACCTGCTCGAGGAGGACGTTTCGATACACATTGCGTAGAATCGAACCATCAGGCTCCGGGCACTTGGTCATGATTCGCTCGAGGAACAGCGTCGAGAGACGGATATCAAGTCCGTCAGTTGCCGCTGAATAGTCCCCAGAGACGAAATCATCCCCCTCCGGGTTCAGGCCAAGGAAGGGCGCAAACTTACGATGTCTTTGATTGAAATCGTGAAGAAGAGA